CGCAACGTTGTAGTCCGGGTTCTCTCGCCACCAGCGTTCTATTTGTTTTGTGTCCGTCGTCGCGTCGTGCACGCCGTGTTGAGTCGCTGGCAGCTTGCTGTTTGGCTGCACTGGCAGCACATGCCAGCCGACTGACGCATACCAAAGCGCGGCGTCAAGCCTGCTGATCGTCATCTGCATCTGCCTTCAACTCACCCTTGGTTTTGAGTTCCAGTTCGTACTGCCGACCCATCGGCGGTCGGTCACCCCACTGGTAAATGGTCTGCGGCCAGACCTTCAGCTCGTCTGCCAGCGCCTTGATGCTGCCGAAGTATGCAATCGCCTCTTTCGTGTTCATTTCCAATTTCTTTTTCAAGCGGTGTTGACATCCTAACCGGATAACCGTACATTGTCCACATGCCCGAACGGATTCGCCGAAGGGGCTGAAGGAGAAACGAAGATGATCAAATTCAACAAGTACAACGTAACCAACGGGGCGGTGAAGGCGCGCGTTTTCTATTCGACGTATGCCGATGGCTCTGTAGTGATGTACGAAAAAGACTACACGTCACAACTAAGGAAGATTTTTCCTAACGAATTCAAGAACGAAACAGACATGATGGTGGATTACTTCGAGAAAGACCGCGTAAAGATTTCTCCGAATCATCCGCTATATGCCGCAGCTCTAGCGCGGCACAACCAGAACAAAGCTGCCTAACACCAACCACGCCGGGCCTCGCGCCCGGCAACTGAGGGGAAGAAGAAATGATCAAAGTGACCTTCTACGTGTACTCGAAACGTCTTGGCAAAGAGTTCTTCAACGTCGAGCTGCATCGCTCGATGGACGACGCCAGGCTGCGCGCATGCGCACTGGGCTGGACCATCCACCAAGTAGAGGAGGTGTAAGTCGAATGAAACTCCAACGAACGAACTCAATCGCCGCCTCCGGCGTAAAACTTCTTGGATACGGAGCGGCGGGCGCTGGCAAGACATCACTGATTCCGACCTTGCCAGAGCCGATGATCCTGTCTGCCGAAGGCGGCCTTCTGTCGATCCGTGACGCGGATCTGCCCTACATCGAGATCACCAACATCAACGACCTGCACGAAGCCTACGCATGGCTCGTCGGCAGCGACGAAGCGAAGGTCTATCAGTCCGTCGCGCTCGATAGCATCAGCGAGATCGCCGAGGTGGTGCTCAACGCCGAGAAGAAGGCCACCAAGGATCCGCGCCAAGCCTACGGCGCCATGCAGGAACAGATGGCGGATCTGATCCGCGCCTTCCGCGACCTGCCCGGCAAGCACGTCTATATGAGTGCTAAGTTAGACAAGTCTCAGGACGAGATGGGCAAGATCCTCTACGCGCCTAGCATGCCTGGAAACAAGACGGGCCAAATGCTGCCTTACTTCTTCGACGAGGTTCTGGCGCTCCGCGTTGAGAAAGACGCCGACGGCAACCCCGTCCGGGTTCTGCAATGCCAACCCGACGGCGCGTGGCTTGCGAAGGATCGTTCCGGCGCGCTCGACATGTGGGAGGAGCCGCATCTTGGGGCGCTGATCAAGAAGATCGGGGGTGAGCTGTGAAACAATTCAACAACATGTCGACAGCGGAGCTGTGCGCCGACTGGATCGAATGCAAGGCCACCGAACGGGCGGCAACCGACCATCGCCGCGATATTGAGGATGAACTCTCGAGGCGGCTTGAGATCGCCGAGACGCTGGACGGAACACAGCGCCCGGAGGTGGACGGCTTTGAGGTCAAAGTCACTGGACGCATTGATCGCAAGGTCGATGCAGAAAAGGTGCAGGAACTGGCGGCGGAGCACGACCTGACCGACGAACTTTCCCGGCTGTTCCGCTGGAAGCCCGAAATCAACATGAACTTTTGGAAAAGCTATCCCGAAACAATAACGAAGCTGCTTTCACCGGCTATCACGGCCAAGCCTGGCAGGCCGTCTTACACAATCACCAAGGAGCAATAAAAAATGGCACGTCTCGACATGGCTATCGACCTAGACGACCTCCCAGTGCGGGAGTCCTCCTACGATCCGGTCCCGCCCGGCTGGTACACGGCCACTATCCAAGAAGCGGATGCTCGTCCGACGAAGGACGGCACAGGGCAATACATCAAGATCCGCTGGCGGATCGACGGCCCGGCGCATGAAGGGCGCATCGTATTTGGCAACCTGAACGTGCGCAATAAAAGCGTCAAGGCGGAAGAAATCGGCCGCCAACAGATGGGCGAAGTCCTGCGCGCGGTTGGTCTCCAGCGCCTGGAGGACACCGACCAGCTAATCGGCGCGACCCTGTCCATCAAGCTCGACATCCGCCCCGCTAACGATCAGTACGCGGCGCAGAACGAGATCAAAGGCTACAAGGGTGTCCAAGCGGCAGTCGCGACCGCTGCGCCAAGCGCGGCAAAAAAGTCGCCGCCGTGGGCTGCGAAGCGTTAAAACAGCAAGGAGGCGGGGCCGGAAACGGCCCCGTTGGAGATGGCAAAAATCCTTCCGCCTCTACACACCATCGAAAGCATGATCGACCAAGTGATGGTCGATTCTGCCGATAACACCCCCCGCGAACACTTGGGCTGCAGTCAAATCGGCCACGTCTGCGAGCGGTGGCTGTGGCTGTCGTTCCGCTGGGCGGTGAGACCCAATTTCCCAGGGCGCACGCTCCGCATATTCCGACGCGGGAATCGCGAGGAACGCATCATCGCGAGCGATCTCGAATCCATCGGTATTGATATAAGACACACCGGCGCGGCACAGAAGCGCATCTCTTTCGGCCCGCATGTAGGCGGGTCGGTAGACGGCATCATCGAGCGCGGCGTGCCTGGCGCTGAGAGCAAGCGCCACATCGCCGAATTCAAGACGACAAACGCCAAGGGCTTCACAAAGCTTGAAAAGGAGGGCGTGCAGAAAGCGCAACCGACGCACTACGCGCAGATGCAGCTTTATATGTTGGGCACAGGCATAGACCGCGCGTTGTACGTTGCGATCTGCAAAGACGACGACCGCTATTACACCGAGCGCGTGGCGCTTGATCAGGAAGCGGCTGAAGCACTGCGCGATAAGGCGCTGCGCATTGTCGCGTCCGAGACGATCCCGGCGCCAATCAGCACCGACCCAAGCTGGTATCAGTGCCGCTTCTGCGCGGCGCATGAGTTCTGCCATACGACCAAGCTGACAAAGGAGGTCAACTGCCGCACCTGCGCGCATAGTTCCGTCGGCGAGCAGTGGCACTGCAACCGCTGGGAAGACGTCATACCTTTGTCACACCAGCGCAAGGGCTGCGACAGTCACGTCCTGCACCCCGACCTCGTGCCGTGGGTTTTCCGCCAGAGCGACGACGAGTTCGACGCGTTCTACGTCATCGACGGAGTGCCGGTTCTGAATGGCCCGAATGGCTACGCGTCAAGCGAGCTGATAGCGAATGCGTCTGCGTGCGCGGTGGGTCTTGGGAAAGAGTTTCGGGAGGAGATGGGAGGACGGATAGTTGGCTAACTTAAGACCCTACCAACACCGCACCATCACCCAGTTGTACGACTGGTTCGAGCGAAACCCAACCGGCAACCCCTGCGTTGTGCTTCCCACCGGGTCCGGCAAGAGTCATGTCATAGCGCACCTGTGCCACGACATGCTGACGACATGGCCGGATACGCGCGTCTTGATGCTGACGCACCAGAAGGAGCTGATCGAGCAGAACGCTGAGAAACTGCTCGGCGTCTGGCCGGACGCGCCGCTCGGCATCTATTCGGCCAGCGTAGGGCGCAAGGATCTGGACCAGATTACATTCGCTGGCATTCAGTCTGTGAGGCGCCAGGCTAAAGCCATAGGACACATCGATGTAACAATAATTGACGAATGCCATCTTGTGAGCCACCACGATACCGGCAGCTATCGAAAGCTGCTGGCAGAGCTGAAGGTGATCAACCCGGCCCTGCGCGTTGTTGGTCTCACGGCCACGCCTTACCGCCTTGGCCACGGCCTCATCACCGACGAACCGGCGATCTTTTCCGCGCTGATCGAGCCGACTAGCGTGCTGGATCTGGTGCAGGCGAATTACCTGTCACCGCTGCGATCCAAGCTGACCAACTACCATTACGAGCTGGACGGGCTACACAAAAGAGGCGGCGACTACATCGAGAAAGAGCTGGCCGAGCGTATCAACACCGACGGCCAGAACGTGGAAGTCGTCGATGAGATCATCAACCGAGGTCGAGACAGGCGCAGTTGGTTAATCTTCTGCTCAGGCGTTGATCACTCCTACGCTGTAGCCTCGCGGCTACGCGATCGCGGTATCAGCGCCGAGACGATCACCGGCGAGACGCCGAAAGCGACGCGTGAGACTTTACTGCGTGATTTCCGCGCCGGACGCCTGCGCGCCCTGACCAATGCGAATTGCTTAACCACTGGCGTCGACGTGCCCGGCATTGACCTGATCGCATTGCTGCGCCCCACCGCCTCGCCGGGGTTGTATGTGCAGATGGTTGGTCGTGGCATGCGCCTGGCTGAAGGCAAAGCCGACTGTCTAGTACTCGACTTCGCAGGCGCAGTGAAAGCCCACGGGCCGATAACCGACGTGCGCCCGCCGGGCAAAGCTGGACAAGGCGAAGCGCCGTTGAAGTCCTGCCCAGAATGCAACGAGCTGCTTCACCTGTCGGTTATGAAATGCACCGCCTGCGGCTACGAATTCCCACCACCGCCTAAGCCGAAATTAAGCCTGCATGACGACGAAATCATGCGGATCGCGCCGTTTCAAATGCGCGTCACAGATTGGCGCTGGGACCGGCACGTATCGCGCACCAGCGGTATTGAGATGCTGCGCATCAGCTACTATTCCGGGCTGACAAACGATCCCGTGCGTGAGTACATGCCCGTGCGACATGAGGGCTACGCCGGACGCAAAGCGGTCGAAACAGTCGCTATACTGGCCCGCTCGGCAGGCGCCGACGTGTTCGAGATCGACGACTTGGCCGAACTGGCGAAGGTGCTGTCGCGCTCGACACCGCCGACGATTGTCGAGTACAAGCGTGATGGCAAATTTCATAGGGTAGTGCGAAGAATATGGAACGTTACAGCGACCTCGAGCGCGGCGTGATCAGTTGGGCTATCGACCGGGAAATCATCCCGAATAGCACCCCGATGGCGCAGGGCATCAAAACCCTGGAGGAAGTGACGGAGCTGCTATCCGCCACGCAGCGTGGTTTCAGAGGCGAAATGCAGGACGCCTACGGCGACATTCTTGTCACCCTAATCGTTGGCTCCCGTTTGGCGGGCTTCGAGCTGCTTGATTGTCTCGAGCACGCCTACAACGTAATCAAGGACCGACGCGGCACGCTGCGGTCGGATGGAGTGTTTGTAAAAGATGCCTAGACCAGAAACCCCAGAAATCGTGCTCGCTTGGCGAGATCGTCCGCCTGTGCCACGCTGTTGTCATACCTGCGACAATTTTAGCGAGGACGGAATATGTATCGAATTCGACGCCGAGCCGCCGGAGCTGTTCGCGCGGCAACCAGGCGCGTGTCCGGCGTGGATAATGGAAGTGCCGTTCTAAGTGAGCATTACGAGCAGGCGACGTTCGTCGCTTGGTTCAGACAGACTTATCCCTCCGTTCGCATCTTCGCCATACCCAATGGCGGATCCCGCTCCCGCACGCAAGGCGCAAAGCTGAAGCTAGAAGGCGTCAGCCCAGGCGTGCCGGATCTTTTCATACCAGCTTGGAATCTCTTTATCGAGATGAAGCGATCCGTCGGCGGGCGCTTGTCTGCAGAGCAGAAAGACTGGATTAGCTATTTGCAGTCTGTGGGACACTGTGCGATAGTGTGTGCAGGGTGCGGCGACGCACAGGAAAAGGTGAGAAGGTTTGAAAAAGGATCGATATCTTACGGTTCGCCTGCCGCCAGCGGTTGAGGCCGAGCTGCGCAAAGTCGCAGAGGCGCAGACCCGCACACTGGCCGGGCAGATTTTGTTTTACATTCAGGAGGGATTGAAGCGTGACAAAGAGTGACTTGATCGGCTGCGTTTTCTGGTTCTTTTTGGTTTACGGCCTCGGCTACTTGGCACTGGTGACGGCGCCATGAGCAGAGAAAAGTGGTGGATTGTTGACGATGGCGTCGAACTGAACATCGTATCGAATGGCGTAGAGCCGCTGCACGCGCGCCGCGGACCGTTTGACTCCTCATATGAAGCTGAGGAGTGGGCAGAGCGCTGGGAGCGAAAGCAGCGCGCCCGCGAGGATGCCGCCTACATGGTGATGTTGGGTTGGGCGCTTTTTGCAGTGATTGGCTTCTTCTGGTGGGTGTTCACGTGATGCTGCCTTACTTCAAGCGAATCAAGCCGGAAAAAATCAAACGACGCCCGGTGATCAAGTTCCCGGGCGTTCAAAAGTTTATGGAACTGCTGCGCGAGCATAAGCCCGAGCGCATCGCAGAGATGCTGGACGTAACACCGCATACGGTGACCAAATGGGTCAAGATCCACGAGCTTGGGCATTTGCTGCCGGCGACGGCAGGATTTCACGCTGGCTATCACAACCACCTCGCCTACAAGTGGGCGAAGGTTCGATTAAGTAATGCGGAGGGCATCAACGGATGGTTCAGGAGGCTACCAAGAAGCGCGGCGAAGGACACCCGCGCGCCAAGCTGACCGAGGGCGACGTGCGTCTGATTCGCGCACTGGGCGAGCACGGCCTGACGCAGCGGGCGATTGCGGCGAAGTTCGAGGTATCGAAGCGGGCGGTTGAGGCTGTCCTGACGGGCAGGACGTGGAGGCATGTATGACCAGAGACGACATCATCCGCATGGCGCAAGAATGCCAATTGATCGGTATGCGTCCGCATCTTGATGGTATTTATGAAGAAGCACTTCAGGAATTCGGAGCGATGGTCGCATCAGCCGAGCGTGAGGCGTGTGCGAAGGTGTCCGAAAAGATTGAGGAAACATGCTGGGAATCGTGGGACGCGCAGTGTGATCCGCTAGATCAAGGTTCCGCAATAGGTGCCGCACACTGCGCCGCAGCCATCCGCGCGAGGGGGGAGGGATGAATTACGACGAAGAATTGCACTCTGCTTGGGTTGATGCAGCAATGGTGCTGGCTTATGACTTTGCGGAAGCGCACTGCAATCTTCAGTGTGTCAACGACAGCGATAATTTGCACGCTGTTAATACTGCGCGAAGAGCACTAAAAGCGCACTTGCGGGGCAGGCCCGCAAGTATGGAGGAGGAGAACGGATTGCGGAAGGAACGTGATGCCGCCCGAAATCTGGCAGTGCGGTGGCTTAGAAAGTTTCAGACCGACATGCTTCCGACGCCAGAAATGCTCGAAGAAACCCATGCGCTTATAAAAGAAGTGCGTGCGACAGTCAACGGGTCGCCTGTAGAACACATCGGAGAAAAGGCGCAGCAATCATGACAATAGCCGAAATCGAAGATCTGATTTCAAAACACGGCAGCATTACGGCGCAGCCTTTGATGGATTTGGTAGTGACGGTGGTGTTAGAAGCTGTCGCCGCAGAGCGTGAGGCGTGTGCAAAAGTGGTAGAAAATTACTGCGGCGCATGGGATGACGAAGGCTACGCTTTAATGCAAGCCATCAGGGCAAGGGGAGAGTAATGACCGACCCCCGCGACCAGTTACGAATGTCTATATTCGACCTTTTCAGCGAGTGTAACAGCCTGTGCAAGCAAGACCTTACCATGCCCGCAGGTCAGCGGGCAGCCAGGGTGGCGCTGCGGCGCATGGAGCTGGCCGCGGAGAAGGTTACAGAGCTTCATATCAAGATGAGAAAGTGCATACAGGAGGCCGAAGGTGCGGATGTTGACTGATGATGACGTGCGGCTGATCGTTGAGTTATTCAACGACCTGTCGATTTCTGTAAAAGAGATCGCCGAAAAATTCGAGATATCGCCCTCGCTGATCGAGGGCATCACGCGCAGGGAAGTCTACGTCGACGTTACCAAGGGCCTGAAGATCGAGCGCCGACCGCGTGGGCGGCATAAGCTGGATCGCGACAAGGTGCGAACGATCAGATCACTACGCGCCAACGGGTGGACCATCCAGCGCATAGCGACCAAGTTCGCAGTCAGCTACCCGACCGTTTCGCAGATACTGTCCGGACGGACGTGGTCTTTTGTCGAATGAAGGTGAGGTAGTCCGCAGCCGCTTCGATATCCCAGAAGGGCTTGATCTTTTCCGCCTCGACACGCGCCATCGGATTGACGATGATTGCAACCGACGGCGCGAGGCGTTTCGGGCGAAAGCCCTTTTCTTTTGCGAAGTCATCAATCACTTTGTAGCCAGACACCCGAAATAGCCAGTGCGCTACGCCGTCGATGCTTGGCTCCACCCGAGCTTCGTCGACGTGCGTGTGGCCCGCAACGATCACGTGGTCTTTCCAGCCGAAAAGGAGTTCGCGCTTCATCCCGTGCGTGTCTGAGAATTGACTGCGCCCCGGAAAGTCATGCCGGGCGTGAATTCGGATCTCCTCGCCGCCTTCCCACCGCAGCGCGATCCGAGCGCCGTGCGCCTGCACGACACCTGCACGGCTCTGGTGCGTGATGAAGCGCAGCAGATCCATCCCGTTATTCCAGAGGTCATGGTTCCCGCCGACGACGAAAAGGTTTGGGCAAAGCCCAAACATCCACTCGGCCAGTTTCAGTCCGTCAGAGAATTTTGTGCTTTGGTAGGCGTACAGTCTTTGAAGTCTGCCAACCCAGTTGTTTGTGATGTCGCCCAGGTGCCCGGCGTAGAAGCCATCCGTCCCGCCGACCGTTTTGAGATCGTGCTCAAGCTGCGCAATATCGCAGTGATCGTCGTCCAAATGCGGGTCGCCGACGAGGCAAATTCCGATGGGCTTCTTGCCGCTTACTGTAACCGGGATCAGCTTCGCCCACGTGTCGTGGTCAATCGCCCGCGTCATGTGCGACTTCTTGCGCTGCAGCAGCTCCTCGATGGTCTCTTCAGCGTCCGGCATTTGACTGATGAAAAGCTCTGCCGTCGGTCGCTCTGCTAGCATATTTCTATCACGCGCAACGCGCAGGCGGCTTTGCATTGTGGAGCGTGCAATACCGAGCATTTCAGCGGCCTTGCTGACGTTGTAATCGCTTTGTTCAAAAGCAGCGACAGCCTCGGCGACGACGCGCCCTGCGAGAGGTTGAGCGGGCATCAGCGGGCGACCCCTGCCCTCTTCTCGAAAGTGCGCAGACCCCCTATTCCGAGCAAGCCAGAGACAACAACCCAAAGGAATTCAGTGTCTATATCGGGAGGGCAGGGCAAGTCATTAACCTGCGCGACCCATGTCAGCAGCGGTTGCAACAGCCCGACATATGCAAACGCAGATCCGCCGACCCAGCCAAAGAATGGCCGCCATCCAGCGACGAAAATGCTCGGGTGAGCAGCCTCGCGGGCATTGATTTCGAGCTGGGCAATCGTCTGCTTCAGCTCGCCTTCCATTGCCATGCGAAGGAAATCAGCCTCGGCCTGGCGCCGCGCGTCAGTGTCCGGGATCAGCCGGTCGATTAGCGATTTGCCGACTTCGAGCAGGGGAGCAAGTAAGAGTGGGTTCAAGGGTAAAACTTCCGATTAAGCTCAAAATGCGGGCCGTCGCGGAAACTGGTCCAATCACCTCCCCAGATGATGGGTACTTTGAACTCCATCGCGGAATCCTTCATCGCGCCCGCGATCTGACTGTACAGCGGCCAAGACCAGTCAACTTGCCAGTCGACCCACGCGCCGAGATCAACCGCGTGGCCCGTGATGTGGCGAGAATTCATTGTCTTAGACGCACCGGCCTGAACCAGCTTCTGCTGACGCTCTGCCGTGCGCAGACCTTCCAGCACGGTGAAGTCAACCGGCGTCAGTTCGATTGCGCGATAGACGACCTTGACCAGATCCGGGTGAACGCCTTCGAGGCGTTCGATTGAGCGAGAGCCGAGCTTATACATTGATGTATTCGCACTCAATGCTGTTTCCGGTCGTGGACGCAAGCACCGTCCCGGCGGAAGTGTCGCGTATTTCAACAGTAAAAACAACGTCTTGGGAAAGAGTCGTGCTAACCGTCCAAACTCTTGCGGTCGATATCGTTAGCCACGTGTTGACGCTTCCGCTGGTGAACGCCCCAGCCGTTGGCGTAATGCGGATCTGATAGCTGCTGCCGATGCCGCCAGTCGTCGGCGTGTACCAGCCGGGATCAGGCG